CCCGCGTGCGACACCAGATCCAACGCGTCGGATCTTTCCGTCTCTGCATCGGACGAGACGGAAGTCGTTCCAAAAACCTGCCGCGGGAGCTGATCCATCCGGGTACGCGAAGAACCATCGGGGTTCCGACCGGTCGTCGACATGCCTTCGGAGTCCTTCCAATCTCTGCTGGACGGCGTCACCCACCCGGAAAGACTCTGGCAGCCTTTTACCTGCCGGGACGCGGCTTCGTAATTGTCTCTGCTGTTCTTCTGTTGCCGCTCTTGTGCCCGAGGCGTCGACCATCCCGTCAGCGATTCCTCGATGAGCCCCACGGTGCTCTGTAGATCGATTCCCCTGCTTCCCCGGCGTTTCTTGCTCATCCGAGACTCGGGACCCCCGGTCGGCGTCCTCGGCGTCGGATAGCCCGCCAGAGGCATCGAGGCGGAACCCGTCGTGGAGCTCGATCGATCGTTGGGTTCTTCGGAGTGCCTCTGTGAGGGGACCCCGAGGAACCCATGTCTCTGTTCGTCCAAGACGCGCTGCGAGACCGTCGCTGTCAAGGATCGCACCCCAGAAGAACCTCTGCCTGATGTGCGGGGCACCGACGCCGCAAGACGGCAGATCGGCGGCCCCGAACCAATAGCCAAGTCCTTCCAAGTCAGCACGTACTCCGGCGAGCCACTCCCGTGCAAGTTTGCTTTCAGTCTGTTCGCCAAACACTGCTGGAGGGAGGGCTTTCCGCTCTTTGATGAGTCGGAGCATCTCGGGCCAGAGGTGCCGCTTGTCGGCTTGGCCTTTGCGCTTTCCGGCGTCGGAGAACGGTTGGCACGGAGCGGAGCCCGAGAAGACCGGGACGTCTTCGGGCCAGCCGGCAAATTCGAGGGCGACGGGCCATCCGAGAATCCCGGCAAAGAAGTGCGTTGAATCGCCACAGTCTTTTCCTTGCAGTTCGACGATGCTCCGCTGGTCGACGCGACCGCGCGGCACCTTCTTCGCAGCGACAAGTCCGCGGCACCACTCGGCCGCAAACGGATCGTTCTCGTTGTACATGACGTCGAGCATCATCGTTTATACCAGAAATTACGAGACGCGTCAAGGGTAATTTCAACGGCCAGTTGAAATTTAGCCCTTGGGAATTTCCAGCTCAAGGCTCCGCAGCATCTCATCGATTTGAAGACCGACCGACTCCGTCAACGCGGGGTACGCTTTTCGCTCTTCCGGCGGAAGTGGGAACACGTGGTATGTGATCCACTCAGCACCTTGCAAGTTTCGCAGGCCCGTGGCGTCCGAATCCTCGGTGTACACGTCCCATGACAAAGGCTCAATGGACACCCCACGATCAGCGTCCTTCCACACGGACAGATTCATGTCGACCACCTCGGTCGCGCCGCAGCGGGCGACGACGTAGGTGAAGTGTCGGAAGTAGACCTGCTTCGTCGGGTACGGCAAACGTACAGGATGCTTTACCGGGCTGGTCGCCTTCGCCCGCTCGTTGTCGCGCCACTCTCGGTTGGCCGCAGACGCCCGCACGATTCCAAAGTCCCATCTTGGGTCAGAAATCATCTTTGCGAGCCGCACGACGACGTGGCTTTGGTATGATGCCACCCACGATCGGAGATGAGCCGGATCGACAATGGCCCGTCTCGCGGCGGCTGCGCGTGCCTCGGTCTCGAAGAGGGCCGAGTGCCCGCGAAGGAATTGCAGGAAGTCGGGCCGGGTCAGAAAAGTCGTCATGGTCGGTATTGTACCAGAAAGGATCGGCATGTTGTTGACGGACCGAGAAATTGAGCAGTTGTTCGAGCAAACTCAGAAGAAGACTCCGTTTATGCACCCCTGGGCGGAGAACGCCAAGCGGCCGGGGCGGATCAGCTACGGGGTCTCCTCGTGCGGCTACGACGTTCGCATCGACGACGAAGTTCTCCTGCACAAGCCTGACGAGAAGAGCGTGGTCGATCCGAAGGACCCGGACCTGTTCAAGCAGTTCTCGATGATGGCTCTCAACACGGCCGCTCAGGGCTACTCCGTCATCATTCCGCCGCACGGGTTCGCTCTCGCGAAGACGATGGAGTACGTGTGGATGCCGGAGAATCTCTTCGCTCTCTGTGTGGGCAAGAGCACGTATGCACGCTGCGGTCTCGTCGTGAACACGACTCCGATCGAGCCCGGGTGGCACGGGCACATCACGCTAGAGTTGTCTAACACCACGAATGCTCCGCTCCGCGTTCACATCTACGAAGGCATCGCCCAGCTGGTGTTCTTCCGCTTGTCGGAGGCCCCCAAGCGTTCGTACGCCACAAAGGACGGAAAGTATCAGGGCCAGACCGACGTCACGCTTCCCCGAGTTGACTGACCAATAAGGAGTTCATCGCATGGCAGGTTCGACAATGATCGACACGGTTCTCCGCCGCCACTACACCGAGGGCCTCAAGGAGGGGCAAACGGTCTTCGACCTCTTCGAGTGGAAGAAGGTGAGCGTGGAAATCAAGGACGGGAAGGCCGGTCGGTCCGTCTTCAAGATGGACGACGTCGAGGTCCCGATTGACTGGAGCAACAACGCGGCGCAGATCGCGGCGAGCAAGTATTTCCGCAAAGCCGGCGTTCCCGTGGAGGGCGGACGTGAAACCTCGATGCGACAGGTCGCGCATCGCCTTGCTCTCGGCTGGAAGTCGCACGGGCTCGCGAACGGTTACTTTACCGACGAGACCGCGGCGATCTTTTACGACGAGATCGTCTACATGCTGCTGGCGCAGATCGCGGCACCCAACAGCCCGCAGTGGTTCAACACCGGTCTCGCGGAGGCGTACGGGATCACCGGCAACGCGACCGGGTCGCACTGGATCCCGGACCACAAGACCGGCGAGGCGCAGCCGACACAGGACGCGTACTCGCGTCCGCAGGTCATGGCCTGCTTCATCCAGTCCGTGCAGGACTGGATGCTGGAAAAGGGCGGCATCTACGACCTCGTGAAGAGCGAGGCGGCTCTGTTCAAGTTCGGGTCCGGCACCGGTTCCAACTTCTCGAACCTCCGCGCCCGCAACGAGAAGCTGAGCGGCGGCGGGAGATCGAGCGGCCTCATGTCGTGGCTGCGGATTCTCGATGCGTCTGCTGGTGCGGTGAAATCAGGGGGCACTTGTCTCGCACCGACGACAATGGTTTACACAGACGCTGGTCCTGTTCCAGTCAAGACTCTTGCAGACCGGGGGTCTCGATTTGTCTGCTTGTCGCACGACCCGAAAAAGAATCGATACGTCGCTAAGTGGGCGACGGCCTTCAAGTCGGGAAAGAAGAAGGTGGTCAGGGTGACCACTGACAAGGGACACTTTGACTTGACGTCGGACCACCCTGTGCGGCTCTCGACAGGGGAATACGTCGAGGCTGGGGCACTTCGTAAGGGTGCGTCGTTGTTCAGCTGCACGATTGACGAGACCGCTGGCGGCTATCTGCGAATCGGTCTCCGAGACGGGATGAAGGGTAAGGCCCTTCTGCATCGACTGATCGCTTCCGACATTTTGGGACGCGTCGTCGACAATCTTGCCGTGCACCATGTCGACGGAGATCCGCACAACAACAGTGTCAAGAATTTGAAGATTATCGAGCACGCAGACCACGCGTCCTTGCACAGCAGAGATCAGGTGCTCCGAGGCACCCACGTCTTCCAAACGACGTATTTTGGGAAGTCTGGCGAAGAAAATCCGATGCACCGCTCGTCGGACTTCTGGAAGTCCGACAAAGCCGAGCAGTATCGGAATCTTCAGGGAGAGATCCTGCGGGAGTCTGGGCGCGCGAGGACCATGCAGGAAAAAGCCGCAACGCAAAGAATGCTGAACGTCGGCTTCAAGCTGCTGAACGCTGGATACGAGATCGACACGTACGAGCAGTATTTGACGGCCCGAAAGGCGGTCCTTGGGGACCTCGGCGTGTCCCACGCGAAGCAACTGAAGAAGTTTGAAAACAGGTTTGGAAGTTACGCAGGCTTCAGGAAAGAACTTGCGGCCAACAACCACCGAGTCACGTCCGTCACCGAGGTGGGCGTGATGGGAATTTACGACGTCGAGGTGGAGTGTGACTCACCAGACGACCTGACTCCGGAAAGTGGGCACAACTTTGTCATATGGCCCACAGGAGCGAAGACGGGAAGCGGCGTCTGTGTTCACAATACACGCAGAAGTGCGAAGATGGCCATCCTCAACATGGATCATCCCGACATCGAGATGTTCATCGGGCTCAAGGCCCGCGAGGAACTGAAGGTCCGGGCCTTGGCGTACGGCGCCGAGCGATGGAACAACGACGACCAGGCGTTCGCCAAGAAGATCGGTCTCGATCTCAACACGCACTTCAACGGCGAGGCGTACGAGACGGTCAACGGTCAGAACGCCAACTACAGCGTCCGCATCACCGACGAGTTCATGTCGAAGATCGGGAAGAACCAGAACTGGGAACTCAAGAACAGGACTGACGGGCAGGTCGCAAAGACCGTCAAGGTCGACGACCTCTGGAACCAGCTCAACGAGTGCGCGTGGCGATGCGCCGATCCCGGCGTTCAGTTCGACGACACGATGCAGGCGTGGCACACCTGTCCGAACTCGGGTCGGATCAATGCGACGAACCCTTGCTGCTTCGTGGGCGAGACCCTCGTCGACACTGCGGACGGGTTGCTCAGGTTTGACGAGCTGCACCGCCGAAACGAGATCGGGAACGATCTTCCATACGCCTTCGCGTTCGACACCGTGACCAACTTGCCGGTCCTTCGGAAGATCAAGAAGGTGTGGATCGCCGGTCGTACAAAGCGGCTGATGGAGGTAAAGACCGACAAAGGAATTGTCGTCCGCTGCACGCCCGAGCACCGGTTCCTCCTCCGTGACGGAACGTACGTCGAAGCCCAAAATCTCAAGGCAGGAATGCGTCTCCGAAAAATTGGACGAGCTGATTTTCCAGAATCCCGCCAGAGCCGAAGGCAGATCCGGCACCGGGTTACGGAGAGCATACCGAACGGGTGTGTGTATCAGGCCCGGTTTATGTGGGAGCAGATCCACGGACCCATCCCGGACGGCATGCAGGTTCACCACATCAACGGCGATGCCACGGACGACCGCATCGACAACCTCGAATTGATCTCTCTCGGAGAGCATCAAAAGATGCACTCTTCGGGAGAGTCAAACCCGAATTACATTCAAGTCGACGACGCCCTTCTTCTGGAGACGTGGGAGGCGATCGAGAACACCCCGAGAATACGGGGAAAGAACACAAGGTCAAACGACGTCACGCCGGCTCGCTGGAACTCCCACGTCGAGAAGAACGGGTTGAAGGGGAAAATCCCCCTCGCCAACTCGGTTCGCGGTATTCGGGGGATGTCGTGGGCGGATTTCTCCGCTTGGATCGAGGAGAAGAAGTCGGAAGTGAACGATCGGGTTTATTCCGTCAAGAAGATTGTGTTGAACAAGCCGGTGGCGGTGTACGACATGGAAGTCGAGGGGACGCACAACTTCGCCGTGACAAACGACGAAGACACCAGCCGTCACACACTGGTCGTCCACAACAGCGAGTATGTCTTCTTGGACGACACGGCCTGCAACCTGGCATCGATCAATCTGACAAAGTTCTACACGCCCGGAAAAGATTACGACGTGAAGTCGTACAAGCACGCGATTGCTTTCTGGACCGTGGTGCTGGAGATCTCGGTAGCGATGGCTTCGTATCCGACCAAGGCCATCGCGGAACGCAGCTGGTCGCACCGCCCGTTGGGTCTTGGCTACGCCAACCTCGGCGCTCTCCTGATGCGTCAGGGGTTGGCATACGACAGCCGCAAGGGACGGACGCTCGCGGCGGCCCTCACCGCGATCCTCACCGGCGAGGCGTACTGGGTCAGCGCGCTGCTGGCGCAGCAGCAAGGAGCGTTCGCGGCATTTGATGAGAACCGCGAGCCGATGCTCAAGGTCATCCAAAAGCACGACAGCTACGCGGATCTTCTGTACGAGACGGATCCGAACTACCTCACAAACCAAGCGCAGGTTTCTTGGAATCATGCGTATGCCGCTGGACGTGAGTTTGGCTATCGGAACTCGCAGATTTCGGTCATCGCTCCAACCGGCACCATCTCTTTCGTGATGGACTGCGACACCACCGGGATCGAGCCGGACTTCTCGCTGGTCAAGTACAAGGATCTCGCGGGCGGCGGATCCATGTCGATCGTGAATCAGTCGGTCGCACCGGGACTTCGTGCACTCAACTACACGGAGTTGGAGATCGAATCCATTCTCAAGCACATCGAAGAAAAGAACTCGGTCGTCGGCGCCCCGGCGATGAGAGAAGAGGACTACGCGGTCTTTGACTGTGCGATGGGCGAGCGATCGGTGTCCGCGGACGGGCACCTTCAAATGATGGCGGTGTGTCAGCCGTTCTTGTCCGGTGCGATCAGCAAGACGGTGAACCTGCCGGCGTCGGCTTCTGTCGAAGAGGTCGCGAACATCAACTATCAGGCTTGGAAGCTTGGCATCAAGTGCGTCGCTCTGTATCGTGACGGCTGCAAGATGAGCCAGCCGCTGAACACCGAAAACCAGGAGAAGCCCAGAGAGGTTTTCAAGATCGACTTGTCGGCACTGGACGCCGAAGCCGCCACCAAAGCCATCGCCGAGAGCGGGCGAACGCTCGGCGCTGCGGAGCATCGCACCCTGGTCCCGGAGGCACTGGGCGCCGTCCGCCGCAAGCTGCCCGACAACTGCTCGTCGAAGCGGCACAAGTTCTCGGTGGGTGAGTTCGAGGGTTACATCCACGCCGGCATGTACCCGGACGGCAAGCTCGGCGAGATCTTTGTCCGCATGAGCAAGCAGGGGTCCACGATGGGGGGCCTGCTCGACGCGTTCGCGACCTGTGCGTCGATGGCGCTCCAGTACGGGGTCCCGGTCGAGACCATCGTCAAGAAGTTCGCGTTCCAGAAGTTCGAGCCCGCCGGGATCACCGGCGACCGTGACATCCCGTTCGCTCAGTCGATCATCGACTACATCGCCCGCTGGATCGGCATGGAGTTCATCCCCGGCTTCCGGGAGGCGAACTCCCCGTCGTACAGGCCAGCAAGCCCCGAGGCTGCTGAGATGGCCCCTGCGGGCACGTGGATCTCAGGAGCCGCTATGGCGGCTCCAGCGGCTGTTTCCGAGCCTGTGGGGGCGGAGCAGGTCGCCCACGCCCGGGGCATCCTCAACACGCCCGGTAACGACGTGCCGTGCAGCAATTGCAACAGCACGATGCAGCGGTCGGGGACCTGCCTCACCTGCCCGACCTGCGGGTCCAATACCGGATGCGGCGGCTAGGATTCAACGACACGCTTGGGTTTGTCTCAGGAAAAGGTCCGGCGTGTTGCCGGGCCTTTTTCTTTCCCAGAGAAAAGGACGGCCGGTTGAATTTCAACTGGCGGTTGAAATCTGGAGGTCGTATGGACATGGTGCGCGTCGGTTTCCGTTCCGGGTTTCAGTACGGGCACCGGCTCCCTGAGTTCGACGGCAAATGCCGCCGGGTGCATGGGCACAACGCGACCGTGGAGATCGTGGCCGAGGCGGACGCAAAATCCCTCAACCAACACGGAATGGTTGTGGACTTCGGCACGCTCCGCGAGATCTTCAATACGCACGTGCGGGATGTCTTCGATCACCGGATGCTGGTTGAGCACCGAGATCAAGGGCTCATCAATGCGCTGAAAAAGGCAGGAGACGAGCCGTACGTACTCCCGCGCGGCGTACCGGCCACGGCGGAGGGGATCTCAATCCACATTCGGGATCTCGTCGAGGAGGTGCTCAAGGCGCGAGAGCCGCGCTGCCGCCTGGTCTCGGTGCGTGTGTGGGAGACAGAGAACTGTTGGGCGGAGGCTCGCGGGCTCTTGAACCGCTGAACGCTTGTCAAAATCAACCGGCAGACGATTTCTTCTTACGGAGACAAAATCCGTAACTTTTTCTGAAATTTTTCTCCCTAATTTACAGCGATTTTGCTCACTTTTGCTCACTATACTAGAAAAATCTCTTGACTTCTCGTTGCGCCACTTGAAAGATTCAAGGCAAGACGCGGCGAGCGGCTGCCGTGCTGGTGCGATGAGCACCAGATGAATCTTTCAAGAGACGCTTTGCCGCTGAGCGGCAGCGAGCGAACGCGAGCAGCCGGTCGCAGCGAGAGCGCCAGCGCTGGCGCAGCGGGACCAAGATGATTCCGCTATTGAACGAAAATTGAGTGTGAGACGATCGATGCGACGCAGTTTCCGCAAAGAGATCTCGCAGAAGAAGATCGACCAGGCGTCGAAAGACTTTCTCACTCCGCTCGGTCGGGTGCAGGACGTTCAGAAGCGTTTCCGCATTGGATACGCGGCAGCGCGTCAGGCCATCGACGAGGCCGATCGGATGGCGAGGGAGCGTGGTGCCGCAGACCGGCTTCGTCGAGAACGAAAGATCGACCGGCTGATAAAGATCGTCCGGAAAGCGGAGGCTCGCTATCCGCGCATTCTCGGTCGGGTCATGCGGTCAAAGGACTTTGCCGAGATCGCTAGGAAGTACCAGAGTCGCGTCAGAAAGAGCGAAAAACTCACACGCCCCCGCGTCTACCAGATCAACACGTCTCTGCGCACTTTGTGTAAGATGACTGGTCGTCCGATCGCGTCTATTGTCCGCGACGCGGAGCGGGGCAATCTCCGCACAAGACTGGAGACGGAACGTGTTGCGAATCGTCTGTGACAACGTGTGGTGCCGCCTGGAGAACGGACACTCCAAGCACATCCGTCCGGCGCTGCGGGTCAAAGACCCTCGGGCTCGATTCCGGGTGCCGCCGCAGATGCGGTACTCGTTGCCCGAGTCGGCGATGTGGAAGAACTTCTACAACAAACCAACCAAGACCTTTCCGGCTGGTCTGCTGCCCGACGTACAGAAGCACGTCGAGAAGAAGAAAAAACGACTGGCAGTTGAATTCTCAGAAGTCAGTCGAAAGCCGATTTCCGACAAGGTGGATCCGTCCGCCCTGTTCGAGATCGCGCTCCGTCCCGACCAACTTGAAGACGCGACGACTGCCATCCGCCGAGAGAAGGGCGTTTTCTCTCTGGCCACCAACTACGGCAAGAGCGTGCTCGCCGCCGCGATCGCGTATCACCTCTTCGACCATTTGAAAGTGCGGACGGTCGTGATCGTCCCCAACACCACACTGCTCCGGCAGACCGCCGAGGACTTCCGCAAGTTCTTCGGCGCTCGCGTGAAAGTCGGGCAAGTCGGCGACGGCGTCCGCACCTTTGGTGACGTCACGTTCATCACGCAGCAGACCGCCGTGAATGCGAGCAAGATGTACGTGGAGCGCCGCAACAAGGAAGCGAAGAAAGGACGAAAAGGTCGGCGTGTTCGGCCGGCGGTGTGGGACAAGGAACTCAGCAAACTCTTCCACCGCTGCGATTGCATCATCTACGACGAGCTGCACCACGCGGCGGCAGTCACCGGCCAGTACATCCTCATGGAATCGTCGGCTCGCTTCCGATTTGGCATGAGCGGAACCGTAAAAACCAACGACCCTGTCCGCGACATGACGATGCGTGCGTTCCTCGGTCCCGTTCTGGCCGATCGTCGTAACAGCGAGATGATGGACAAGGGAATCTCGGCACGCATCGTGGTCGGTATGGTGTCAGATCCGAAGTTCCTCGGCGATCAGATCGCGGCGCCGCGCTTCAAGAAGATGTGGAAGGTCGACAAGATCTGGGGCGTGAAGCGTCGGATCAAGAAAAAGATCCCGCCGCTCCAGCGCGAGAAGCTGGAGAGAGACCGCCTGCTTGGAAATCGCAACTACAACAAGGCGATCACTCTGTGTGCGTCGGAGTTCAACCGAGGCAAGTTGAAGCCGTTGGTCATTACGACTTCGCTGCCCCATCTTGGGGAACTGGAAGTGCTTCTCAAGACAGTTGGTCTCACGCCGTACGTTGCGTGGGGCAAGGTGCCGGCTCAAGAGCGTCTACGCCGCGTAGCGGCTTTTGAGAACGACCCGAGAGGTGTCTTGCTCGGCAACGTGGTGTTTGACGAAGGACTCAACGCGCCCAGCATCGGAGTGCTGATCCTTGCTTCGGGCGGGGCCTCAGTTGTTCGTCAGTTGCAGCGGGTTGGTCGCGCTGTTCGCAGGAAGAAGAAAGGCATCAACTACGTGTACGCCGTGGACTTCTGGCCTACCGCAGGCGAGTACACAGCAAAGCACGCAAAGGGTCGGCTGAAAGTCTTCAAGCACCGCGAAGGATTTGAGGTGCAATCCGTGACGGATCTGGTAGGATTCTTGAAGAAGGCGAGGAATGGATGGCAGGGAATTCTCGGACAGAAACGTTACGAGCGCGTGGTCGCGCAGCAGAACGCGCAATCCTCAAAGAGGTGACGCGTCCGGCGTGTGAGTGGTCGGTGTCCGAGGTGTTTGTCTCGTTGCACGAGAACGCGAAAGTGCACAAGGCCGAGGACCTTGTGCCAAGCTTCTACCAGATCCGCTACAACAAGCAGTGGCGCCGCAGCGCTGAACAACTGCTTGCTATCTGCGAGCAGGAGGGCGTCGATCCCGAAGCGTTCGTCCGCGCACAGACTGACAATCTGTTCAGTTTTCTGAAACGCAAAAAGCTGCGCTTTGTTCCTGGTATGTTGTTCGGACCAAAGGCCGTGGCTCGGTACAACGAGTGGTTGACGTCCAAGACGAGACGTCGCGGTGGAATTCCGGACGAGAACGTGCAGCAAGTCAAGGCCACCGAGATTTATTTGAAAACGCTTTTTCGCAAGCGGAAACTTCCTCTAAGTGCCCGTAAAAACAAGGCTTTACGCGCTTCGAGAAAGTTTCTTCCCGGATTTGTGCTTGCTTCGCGAACGACGCGCATTGCCCTCGTAAACTTCGCCGCCAGCCTGCACCCGGACCTCCCCGACAGAGTCGCGTTGCGTAAGGGAGGGAAACTTGCTACATTGGTGTCTGGCCTAGTTCGTTTGGCGAGATCCACTGATGGCGAAGCAGAAACCGAAACTCGACAGAGAGTTCGCAAGGAAAGTCGTCGCGGTACTTCTCCGTGACCCGGTGAGAGCGCGCGAGGTCGCGTCGATCGTGGATCCTGAGTTCTTCGAGACCGACGCGCTTCAGGAGCTGGTCGAAGTCTCGAAGGAGTACGTCACCAAGTACAAGGGTCCTCCGACCAAGTTCTACATCCGCGAGCAGTGCGGCGAAGAGATGACCAAGAGCGAGGTGTACGGACGCATCATGCGGACGTCTCTTGCCGACAGCGCCTTTGTGACGGAGCACCTGACTGAGTGGTGCCGGAAACAGGCGGTAAAGCGGGCGCTGTTGAAGTCCGTTGCTGAGGTGAAGAACGGCAATCTCGAAAACATTGTGTCTCGTATGCAGGACGCCATGTCGATCGGGTCTACCAAGGGCCGCGGCATGGGGATGCGGATGCGAGATCTTGCTGCTCGCTTGGAGCGGTACAAGGCTCCTCCGTCGGCTCGTGGCGTCATCCCGACCGGATGGCCGGCGATCGACCACATCATGGAGGGAGGCCTTGGCGCCGGCGAGCTCGGGATGTTCATGGCGGGACCAGGCGTCGGAAAGTCGTTTGCGTTGGTCAACGTGGCGAGCAAGGCGACGATGCTCTCGACGTCGTACGCCCGAGACGATGTGGGCGTAAAGGTCTTCTACGCGACACTGGAGCTGTCTGAAGCAAAGACGTGGAAGCGGTACGACAAGTTGTTCGCTGGCAAGAAGTACCATGATCTGATAGGTAAGAGCCCGGCGATGTTCTGCAAGAAGGTGCGGGAGAACATTCAGCGGCTGACACATCCGGATTCGGACGTCGTGATCGAGCAGTGGCCGAATCAGTCTCTTCGTCCGTCAATGCTCGACGCTCATCTTGACATGCTTCAGTCGTCGTACGGATGGAAGCCAGACCTCGTCATCGTCGACTACCTCGACGAGATGGCCCCGGAGCACGCGAACAAGGAGCGTCGGTTTGAGTTGTCCTCCATCGCCAGCGATTTGCGTGCGATCGGGGTCAGTCGTTCTGTGCCGGTCTGGTCTGCCACGCAGGCGAATCGTTCGGCACTGGACAAGCCGATTGTGACCATCAAGGACGTCGCCGAAGACATGGGCAAGGTGCGAATCGCCGACTGTGTCATCACGCTTTGTGGAACCGACGAGGAGAGGGCCGAAGGGCGGATGCGGCTGTTCCTCGCCAAGATGCGCGACGCGGAAAGCCTCGTCACCATTGACGCTCGGTTTGATTTCGGGTATGGTCTTATCGAAGCGATCGGCCGCAGTGACCCGGTTAAGGTTGTCAAAGCCGAGAGCCGGGACAAACTCGGTGAGCAGATGGACCGGTGGAAGAAGAAGCACCGAAAGGTCAAGACATGAGCGATTTCTCCTTTGAAGCGTTTTCGCGTCAAGCAGAGGGTACCGCGCGGTATCTGGAGCCTGTAGGCGGACTGGTGAGTCCGGCCAAGAACAACAACGCGGTGTACCTCGGCGAGTCTATTGAGATTGCTGCACAGATGTATTGCGCTCTCGGTCTTTCCGGCGAGTCGGGCGAGTGCGCGGACAAGGTGAAGAAGTTGTTCCGCGACCGCCCGACGATGACCGCCGAAGAGCGGAAGGCTCTTATCGTCGGCATCCACAAGGAGATCGGTGACGTGCTCTGGTATCTGAGCGAACTCGCTCGGCTGACCGGCACGTCGCTCTCTGCGTGCGCGCAGATGAACAACGAGAAGCTGCGGAAGCGGCAGGAAGCGGGCACGATCCGCGGCAGCGGCGACGATCGGTAAAACAACCGCCGGTTGAATTTCAAGGAGTCTTTCATGCACGATCCGCACACACTCGCGTTCTCGATCCCGTATCCGTGGTACGCCAAAGGACACAAGCCGTGGCCACGCAAGTACCGAAAGCACCTCGATCGCCGTGCCGCGTACGGATCCGCCTCCATCGCCCGCGATATCTACAACTCGATGCCCCCGGACGTGCAAAAGAAGTGCAGCGTCACGTCCCCCAAGGGATACCGCGACTCCTTCATCGACATCTGGCACGTCGACCCGAGCGGCGACAACTGCCCTGACTGGTGCTGGCCGTCGCTCACCCCGGAGCAGCAAGAGAAGATCCGCAACTACGCGTGGTCCGAGGGACGGGACCCTGTCTTCTTGCAAGTTGGTTTGCGCCAAGTGGACAGGCCGGAGAAGGTTGACGTCCTTCTCCGTAACGCGACTTGGTCCGTCGCGACCCTTCTCAAGATCCCGGTCAGCGGCGACGACGTGGCACGTGCGGTCGCGCATCTCGGCTTCAACGCGCACGACAACCTCCGCGGCATCTTGGCGTTCCAGCCGGGCTACCACACGAACTTCCCGGACGAGCCCGAGAACGGACGTGAGGACGCCGCGGTTCGTCTGTTCACCTGCATCGCCCGGCACCTGCTGCGCGAGCGGCGCCGCTGGTACCAGCATCCACGCTGGCGGTTCTGGCGATGGAGCGTCCGGATTCTGCCGCTGCGCAGACTCCACCGGGCGATCGTCGAGAAGTGCGTGAAGTGCGGGAAGCGGGTCGGATTCAAGACGCCGACGAGCAGCTGCTGGGATTCGAGGCCGCGTCCGTGGTACCAGCGTCTCTTCTTCTCCAGCGGCGAGTTGACGTGCGGCCGGTGCTCTCCGTGCGAGATGCGGGTCTCATCGACGGGAACGCCCGTGGAATTGCCGAGCACATGAATCCGCGTGAGCAATCCATCCACGACCGGTTGCGGTGCTTCTTCCTCAACCCGGCCCAGCGGTCGCTGATCGTGCAAGGCGATCTCATGGAGATCCTGCCGGCCCTTCCCGACGGCGCCGTCAACTTGACGGTGACGAGCCCTCCCTACGAAGACGCGCGTCTGTACGGAGAACTCAAGTTCAAGGTGAAGGGCGACCAGTGGGTCGCGTGGGCGCACGAGCGATTCGTCGAGACGGTCCGCGTGACCAACGGTCTCACCGCGTGGGTCGTCGAAGGGAAGACCCGGAACTACAAGTACAGCGCCACGCCGCTGCTACTCGCGGCGTCGCTGCACCAGGCGGGCGTCTGTCTCCGCAAGCCGCCCATCTATCACCGTGTCGGCATTCCCGGATCGGGCGGACCCGACTGGCTGCGCAACGATTATGAGTTCGTGCTGTGCGCAGCACGGGAACGCGGACGGCTTCCGTGGAGCGACAACACTGCCGCGGGAGGACCACCGAAGCACCCGCCCGGCGGCGCTCCGTCGTACCGGCTCGCGGACGGGACGCGGATCTCGGCGAAGGTGCAGACCCGGCGGAAAGCGAACGGCGAGCGCGTGCGCGACGGGTTGTACAAGCCGCCGACGAAGACCAACCCGGGGAACGTCATCTCCGGGAAAGTCGGCGGCGGGCTCATGGGTTCGCCGCTCGCGCACGAATCGGAAGCGCCGTTCCCTGAGTGGTTGGTCGAGCCGTTCGTGAAGTCGTTCTGCCCTCCCGGCGGAATCGTGCTTGACCCCTTCGGCGGATCTGGTACAGTGCTCGCCGTCGCTCTGAAGAACGGGCGTCGGTGTATCTCGATCGACGTGCGGAAGGATCAGTGCGACATCATGCGGCGGCGTCTCGCCGAGATCGGCCCGCTGGGAAAGGACTGGGACGAATGAGCAGGCGACCGAAGTGGTGGATGCGGGTTGAGGACGAAGGCCCAAAGAAGGACTGGGAGCCCGTCGGCGTGTTCGATCTGTGCGAGATGGCGCACATGCACTGTCACGGGTCGTACGACACCGACTACGCGGACATCGAGTTGGCGGTGCGATGCTTGACGTGGCTGTCGATGCACGGGGAGGACCCGACGTGCGATTACGAAGAAGCCGTGATGGATCTTGTTGCCGCGGCTCTGGACGAGCACTACGAGTGGAAGATGGATCGGCGGTCTGAGCAGGACGCGGAGCGTGCGACATGAGCAAGTGGCGGATGCTTCTTGGCAACGCGGGGCGGCGGCTCAAGGACATCGAGACTGGATCTGTCCAGTGCTGTGTCACGTCGCCGCCGTATTTCGGATTGCGTGACTATGGAATTGTGGGCCAGATCGGGAGAGAACAGACTCCCGCAGATTACGTGCACAATCTCCTCGTTGTTTTTTCTCAGGTTCATCGTGTGCTGCGAGACGACGGTGTTCTTTTTTTGAACCTTGGGGATAGTTATGCGGCGAATCGGTCTTATCAGGTCCATTCGACAAAGGGCGGAAGAAAACACGGACCAGCACAGAATCTTCCGGGTAGCCGCGTTCCCGAAGGGATGAAGCCCAAAGATCTGATCGGAATTCCGTGGACGATGGCGTTTTCTCTTCGTTCTTCGGGTTGGTATCTTCGCCAAGAGATTATTTGGGAGAAGCCGGATGCGATGCCGTACCCGGCCAAGGACCGGTGCGTCTCGTCGCACGAGCATGTCTTCCTGCTCTCGAAGAAGCCTCGGTATCACTTCGACCACAAGGCCATCCGCGAGCCGGCCGTGACCGGCAAGTGGGACGCGATGCCGCCCATCGGCGGGAAGAAGCACACGTCCAAGGGAGACAACGTCACGTACACGGGCAACAGACCAGCCGGGGACGGTCTCAGGAACAAGCGGGACGTGTGGACCGTCGCCACCAGCCGGTCCAAGCAGAGCCATTGTGCGGTCTTCCCGGCCAAGTTGATCGAGCCGATGATCTTGGCCGGGTGTCCCGTGGGCGGGCTGGTTCTGGATCCGTTCGCAGGGACCGGAACCACCGGTGTCGTGTCGATTGGTTTGGGTCGTCGGTTTGTGGGCGTCGAACTGAATCCGGAGTATCACAAATTAGCCTGTACTAACTTGCGAAAAGCGGTTAAAGACGCTTGCAAGCGGTCGTGAAATCTGGTAAAGTGCCGACATGAACACCGAAACCATCGAATACAAACTCTGCCGCACCCAGCAGGACATCGACGCTTGCGGCCCCGAGGACAACATTCTCATCGACTTCGGCAGCGAAGCGGACGCGAGCGTCCGCCACGCAAAGAACGTCCGCGTTCGGTCGGTGCGGACGCTGAACGCCTTCAGCGCGAACATCAGCGGCAGCCTCTACGCCTCCGGCGCGAACATCAGCGGCAGCCTCAACGCCTACAACGCGAACATCAGCGGCAGCCTCGACGCCTCCTACGCGAAGATCAGCGGCGACCTCTACGCCTCCGGCGCGAAGATCAGCGGCGACCTCTACGCCTCCGGCGCGAACATCAGCGGCGGCCTCGACGCCTCCTACGCGAAGATCAGCGGCAGCCTCTACGCCTCCGGCGCGAAGATCAGCAGCAACCTCTACGCCTCCAACGCGAAAATCGGCGGCAGCCTCCGCACCTTTGGCGCGAACATCAGCGGCAGCCTCAACGCCTACAACGCGAACATCAGCGGCAGCCTCGACGCCTCCAACGCGAACATCAGCGGCAGCCTCGACGCCTCCAACGCGGACATCAGCGGCGACCTCTACGCCTCCAACGCGAAAATCGGCGGCGTCACCGTCACCGAGCCAACAGCCGAGCAGATCGAGCTGCTGGACCGCCTCCGTAGCGAGTTGCTGCCGCTGCTGAAAATGAACGCTTGGCACAACTCATCCTGGTCTCCTGACAGCCCTGTGGGTCTCTGCGGCACTACTCACTGTCTCGCTGGTGGCGCGCAAGCTATGAGCAGCGACCCAGAGATCAGGCGCATGGAGCCGCATGAAGCAGGTCTGAAGTTGCTGCCCTGCTGCGCCCACCTGTTCTTCGCGTCGCAGAAAACCGTGGAGAAGTATCTGAGGGACAGAGAGTACGCGTAGTGTCATAAGTCTCCGCATCTGGGGCCGATCGGTTTCGATCACAAGAGGAGGTTTGGGCATCGCGAGCCGAGTAGACCGTGCTGAACTCGTAAATCCCTGCACGGAGCATTAACTGCTGACTCCTTCAAGTTCCCCGGGGCTTCGGCCCCGGTCCGTCTGGCCGCTTGAGCCGGACCGTCCGGCGCGGGACTCCGCTACCACGCCGGACGAAGACAGCGGATAGCGACCGCCGAGACGGCTCGGCTTAGGTGGTCGCGAAACTGTGACGAGTCTCGGCGTTGGCAGCAGCCGTTTGCCAGCCAACGCGACAAAGAAAACGGCTACGCTCGTAGTGCTGTCCAGCAGATTCTTGTGACACGGGGGTTCGATTCCCCCCGGCTCCATTCAAGTCCGCGATCGAGCGGCTGTTAGCGTCCGGTCGGAGTAGTTTACCGATCGGACGATTCCCCACGACTGGTGCGCCGGGCGAGAGTCCGGCGCGCTAGTTTCCATGAGCGACGCTTTCAACTCTGTCAAAGTCGGCGACAAGGTCTCGCG